GGGGTGTTGGTTGATGATGTTGTAATAATACAACAGTATTACTCGTCTAGCAAACCTTTAGTAGTTTCTAATATTTTCATACTATCAGGGCTAAATGGTACAAAGTTATAAGTAGGGTTTTCTGTATTTCTTCTGCTGAAAGCATCCAAATACTTAATGCCTGTAATACCTGAGCCTTCTAATGCTTTAGATACATTGGCATCACTTCCATAGAAATCAGTTAGTGTTTTATATAACTGTCCACCTGAACTATTTGGGAACAATCCAGCTACCATTAATTCGTCTTTTGTGGATAAGTCTCCTAAAAGGTCTTTTACTGTTTCATCTCCTTTAGAGATTACATTTGCAATAGCCCTTCTAACCTCTAATGGCTGTTCAATGATTGGTTTATCCCAATCTAGCATTTTAGGTAATATTTCATCTGCCACATCTACCTTATACATATATGCTTCTAGGTTTGATGGCTTAGATAATTCAGGTTTTACAAACTTTTCAAAAATGTTCTTTTGTGATGGAGTAAAGTCCCTAACAACATTCTTTACATCTTCCATCATATTTATCTGAGAAAGATTGCCCAAAACCGCCTGAAAATCCTCAACTTGTTCTTGATTAAACTTATTTTTTTGAATTACATCAGCCCATCTTTGGCTAATATCATCATTCCAAGGTGTATCAACTCGCTTACCCTTATACATCAATGGCACATCTTCTACATTGGTAAATTGCCTAAAGTATTCATTAGCTACTTTTGGATTTTGAGCAACATAACCAGCACCAACACCATAGGCTTGATTACCTTCTCCAGTTCCTACTTTTGTAGGGTCAAACTTGCTAAATTTATATGGGCTTGCATGGAATGTTGTAATTCCTAATGGTGCTAAACCAAGCTCGCTAGTTAATACATCTTGACCTAACTGTGCTAAAGCCTGTGGATTTGTCACTTGCAATGGTCTGTCAGGATTAGCAAAAGCCTGTCCCATTAACGCCTGTCTTTCAGCCCTTGACTGTAATAGGCTTTGACCTGCTCTTTGAGCCATCTCGCTAGGATTAGTTAGCAATCCATAAATCTGTCTCTTGATTTGGTCAGATGTCGAATAAATGGCAGGTAAAACACTGCCTAACAGTCCAGCCATTTCCTCTCCTAGTGAATAATAGGCAAATCGCCTACAAAATATAAATCGTCTTTATCTAATTCATCAGCTATCTTGAGTAAGTAAGGATAAAGATAACTTAAATACTCTGCCTTCTCATCGAAGGATTGCCAATTAGTTTCAATATTTCTTAATTGAACTACTACCATTTAACCTTGTCAGCCCAATAAGCAGCAGATAGTTTGCCTTTGGCTATGTTCTTAGCATGACGAGCTTTGAATGATTTGCGTCTAGCTCTTTCTGCTTCCGACTCGCCTTTCTTGGCTGGTGAACCTGAAACTCCTTGCTGTCCGAATCTAATGGTCTTTACAGTATCGCCTTCCTTTGCCACGACTACATGACTTTTTGTAGGGTGGTTAGGTGTGCGTTTGGGCTTATTGTAGCCCTCTACACCAATTCTCTCGAACAGCTTGGCAGCTTCACGAATCTTCATTTTTTCTTAACTTTCATAGGCTTATTCTTGTAGCCTTTATCTTCCTTAGTCATCTTCTTAGCGACTGACTGTGGAATACCTAGCTCTTTGGCTAGACCTTTATTGCCAGCTACTGCGTACATGAGTTTGGCTTGTGCTTTAGATTTGAATGGCATTATTTACCTTTCTTAGCTGTTTTAGCTGCTTCCTTAAATGCTTTGGCAGTAGGCGCACCTTTTGAGCCAGCCTTACGCATACGCTCTTTTGAACCGCCTTCTATTCTTGCTCGCTTGGCATGGATGTTGGCATAGAGTCCTTTACTCATCTGACTCACCCTCATCTTCTTCTTCCATGTCCTCGGATTCTTCCATTTCTTTAGATTCCCAAGACATACAACCATTTGATTCTGCACACATAAATTCGTAAATCTTACAGAATCCCATACCTTTCTTGATGCCACAGTTAGGCATTTCGTCAGGGGTACAGAAGTATTCGCAAGACTTACATTGTGCGTCTGTGCGTTTGCCATACTTGGCTACAACAATGGCTTTTTCTTTATTGCCAGTATTGATTGTTTCGTTCTGAGTGGCTAAAGGACAAGACTCTACATCTGACTCTAGTAGACCGCCTTCTTTCTTTTCAGCCATCTTTGGCTTATCACCTAACAAGCCAATCATAATCATAGGTTTCTTGTCCATAATAAATCCATAAAAAAAGCCCTATTTGCTAGGGCTAAATCCGTGAAGGGAGACTACATGAAAAATCGCATCGGAGTAGAAAACACTACCCCACGCAAAGTATATACCTAAAATTGAGAATCGGCAATTTTTTCTTTACAACTACAACACAGCCACCTTTGGTTTAGCCCATTGTTGAATTTCTGCATAAATCCTGTGTGTTTAGGCTGTTTTGTCCTGCATTGGTCGCATAGCCTTGTTTCCTGATACTTGCCTATTAATTTCTCGTTGTAATCGTGTCCGACCATCTTCTAAGTCTTTTTTAAATTTTTTAACTGAACAGCGTAAATGATTAGCTACATTGTAGTCGGATTGATAAGGATAAGAAACATAATATGCTTTTAAAGCTGCTCGATTATGCTCAGGGATATTACGCATAAGAGACTCGACTAGCTCACCATCTTGCCAATCTACACTAGGCATATCAGGAACTTCATCATCCATAACATGACCTAACATTGGGCTATAGTTCTTTTCTGCACTTGCACAAGTATTAGGTGCTTTTGGGGTAGGGTCTTGTAGCCAGTAGGTTACATAGTAAGACCAGTTCCAAAGTCTCTCGTCTATATTCATAGTTTTAGATGCTCATTCTCAAATAACCAACCGATTGTCTTTCTATGGGCTTCATCCCACTCATAAAATCTCTGTTGTTTTGTTAGGGCGCTTCCTTGGTCTATTTCCATGTGACATTTGTAGCATAAGGCAGCTATCCTATAATCATGTGCCTTTATACCCTTTCCTTTGCCATCTCGCAACTGATTGGAGTGTGCGCCTACTACTGTCCCATCCTGTGCGCCACAGATTTGACAAGGTGCTTGCCTGACTAATTCGAGTAGTTTTTTATTCCGATACATTGTCTGCGTAGTTATACCATCTAGTTACAAAGTCTTTTAAATCATCTAATGATGTGCCACATAGTTTAAGTGTTCCTTTAGGAGAAAGAAAGTAAAACTTGTGGATGACAGTCTGTTCTTCGTCTGTATGCCCATATATAATGAGTACGCAAAAGTCTTTTTGTAGGGCTAGGCTTTTGAGCAAAATCTTCTGACCTTGGCTTATTTGCTCATTTTCTCGCTTCCATTCGCCCACTAAAAATTTACCCTTGCGTTCCAAAACCATATCCAAATTACTAGGAGTAAGTTTAGGATTTGTCTTTATCAGACATTTGAAATCTCTAAAGTCAGTATGAGTGGCTAAAGGATTTCGCATCAAATTCACTTTTTAGACTCCATCTCTATCAATAGGTCTATGTAATGCCTAGCTTTCTTTAAGTCCTCTAAGCCATTCTTATTGCGCCATCTGCACAGGTATTTAATGACATTACCCTCGATATAAGGAATATTGTTCTTGTGGATAAACTCTACAGGCTGTATAGGCATTTTGTAATGATTGCCTGATACTTGGGTATCTAATGCGCTCATTTAATTCCATGCCTTTCTTCTATTGCTCTAGCATAGTTATATGCAATATGTCCAATGTTTCCACCTTCCCACAAACTTTTCCAAATGTCATGTATTTCCTCATCACTTAATGGCTTTGTTTGTTCTTTACCAGCATCAAACCCATACTTCCAACCCATTTCAATAAGCAGCAGTTCATCTTCTGTGTAGGCTTCTGTTCTTGGCTCGCCATCTTCCAACCAGCGACCCGCTTTCCACTCTTCAAAAGTTTTATATATCATTTTTGTTTCTCCAATTCTTCTTTTAACTGGGCTGACATAGTCCTTTCAAGGTCTAGTTCACATTTGTAGTTAACCAACATTGCACTAGCTTCAACTAAACCTTGTTGTTTCTTATCCAATTCTTCTACAAGTCTGCGAATCATGGCGGAACCATTCTCCATTAATTCTGAATCTTGACCCCATTTAATCCTGTCACCAATAGCAATCATCCCAGCTATTAAATCTAACTCATCAGCTAACTTCAATGCTTCTTCTTTCATCGCACAGACCTTTCAACATGGCGATTGCTTGCTTCTTGAGTTCTCCAGACCTCAGTTCTTAGTCGAGCAGCTTCTAAATGCCACTTTAGAGTTTCCTCTTTCAATACAGCAGCTTTCAGACCATCTAGCAATACTCGATAATCTGCATGGGCTAGGGCATAGGCTTCTGCTTTTGAGACTGTTTCATTGCGACAGTCATTCATTAGCATAGCTTTTTTGCTCTTTAGGAATTGCTCGATATAGACTCTATCTGCCTTGGCTTGAGCAAATTCTTCGCCATTCTTGATAATAAAATCTATCGCTGAGTTTGGGTCTATTTGTCTGTCCATTGTATCTCCATAGGCTTTGCATATTTAGCCTGTTCTTCTGCATAAAAAGTACGAATATCCTCTAATCGGTCTATTTCTTTCAACAGTTCACGAATAGTAAAAGCAGCCTTAACGCTCAATAAATCGTATTTGGCTAGTAACTCATCAACTATTTCGATTGCTTCTTTCTTGTCTGCCATAATCTTTCTAACCCTTCCTGTAGTCTAAGTCTTGCCTGTAACCCTCTTTTATCATCAACCAGCATCAGGTACTTTCTTCTTTCTGCTAGTGGCATAGTTGCTACCCATCTAACTTCGCACTCATGCCTGTATGACTCAGAGCTTGTATCTTCAAATAAATCCACTACTGCAGATTCCTTTGAGCCATGATTAGCAAAATCTTATCCTTTAACTGTTGGTGGTTAGCAACACCATAAGTATTGACTCCTAGCTCTACTGCCTTAGCTTCTATACCCTGATTGCTAAACATCCAAGCCTTATCATCCGTCTTTTTGCTTACATCATCCTTACTAGCCCATTCTGCTTTAAATCCGACCCATCCTCTAGCACAGCAAATCTCCATAGCTTGTTGCAAGGAAATGCCAGCTTTCTTGGCTTCATTTTCCATGAGCTTTTGAGCAGTTGGTGTCCAAGGGGATTTTTTAGCTTTCCTGATTTTTAAATAATCTTGAAAAACAGAGTCAGAAACTCCTTCAGGAGTTATATCTTTAGTAGATGTAGATGAAGAAGAAGATGTAGATGAAGGGGTTGTTTTTTGCTTAACCTCAAGGTTATCCTTGTTGTTATCCTTTAACTTAGGATTTCCACCTAATTTACCGCCTTCAGCCCTTATTTTTCTAAGGTTTTCGTCTCTAATCATCCTTCTTGAACAAATAGCGCCATCGTCAATATCATAAACCCCAGCTTCTTTTAACTCATCTAACCATTGCTCAACTAAGACCAAATCCTCTCCAACCATACGAGCAAGGTCTTTACTTAGGATAACCTTATTGCCAACCTTTAGATAACCATACGGATTACCTTCGTGCATGAAGCAAATCATGTCCATCCAAAGACCTCTAGCGCCTGTAGAGCAAGTTCTTAATGCTGTATCTCTAAGCCAATCTGAAGGGTAAAATTGAAAAGATGGTCTTTTCATTTTGCTCTCCCTTTGTGATGAGAATTGAATAATGGCTTTAATCTGTGAATTAGTCTAATTTCTCTCATAGACCATTCGCCTAACTTTTTAGTTACTTTGAACTTTAAGTCTATAACAACATCAGAATCAACTGTTTGCCAAGGTGTAATTATATTTTTACCATAGCTGTATCTAAAAGCATGACCTGAAAATCTATTTCTAATATTGTTGCTTGAGCCTATATAAACCAAATCATTATTAAAATATATAGCGTATACAGCAGGCAAAGTAGGCAAATGCTCTCTATGCTTCATTAAATTAATTCTAAACCACATAAGGACTCCAAAAACAAAAGCCCTAGACAGCAATCTCAACAATGTAGCGGCATTGTCGTTGGTGGACACCGAGTAGGTGCAGATTGCTGACTAAGGCTTACTCTGACTCGCCACCAAGCGATTAAGGTAAGTTTATATCACAGAATTTACAAATGCAATAGCATCTTTCTCAGAATTTAATCGAACCACAGGCGCACCTCGCCATTCAGTCATAAACTTTAATTGAGCTTCTGTGTATTTTGCTTTATCATCTTTTTTCACTTCAACAAGATAGGTTTTGCCATCTATTCCTATCAAAAGGTCAGGACAACCTTTTCCGACTGTGTGTAAATGCAATACATAGCAGTCTAGCTTTCTAAGGGCTGCTACTATCTCTTTTTGAGTTAAATCTACTTTTTTTGCATACATAGGGTAAACACCTATAAAAATAATTGTTAATTGTAAGTTTCGTGTAAGTATTCTAGTCCATCATACAAGGTATGCAGTAATTATTAACTAGGTTTTGAAAGGGTTATATGAAAACAATCAAAAAAGCAGTTCTTAAAAAATCTTACTGGAGAGGTGTGGCTGGTAGTTTATTTGTTGCTTTTTATCCTGCTGGTACAGAAGTTCAAGTTTGTAAAGGTGTTGGTCGTAAATCATACACAGTTTTATTGCCTGATAACCAATATGATGAAGTTGGTGGCACATGGACAGGGAAAACATCAGATTTAAAATTCATTAAATAAGGGGTTTATATGAAAGAGATTTTAGGTGGTGTTTTCTTAGGTGCTTGCTTGATGACTCCTGTTATTTTGTGGGCTTTTGGGTTTTTAGGTTAAGGAGAAAATGATGAAAACATATAAATTTAAAGAAGCAATACAAGTTTTATCTCATGGTGGATTTATTAAAGAGCCAAGTTATTACTTTTCTAAACATACTCCTTTGTTTAATAAATATGGTGAGTTATTAGGCTCTGTAACATATGACTGTTATTTTGAAATTTCTGATGCTTTAGGTTATGAACATAATGGCGGTTTACTAAAGTCAGGCAAAAAGTTTAATGGGTTCGATACAGATAGAGCATCACCATTTAGCACTATTAAAGGTGATTTTTATTTAGTAGATAAGATGTTGTTGGTTTCTTAATATTTTAAGGGGAATATGATGAACTATGACGCTTGGTTAGAACAGCCATTTCAGCAACAATGTCAGGCGGAAGATGCTTTCCATGAGCAGCTAGATGAGTTGCTCAATACCAAATACAGAATCGACAATATCGATAACTTCATGGAAGCTCTGCAAGATGAGATTCTTTACAAGAAAAAAGAAGCCATTGAAGATGCTTTGTATAACAAGGATACACACCAACTAGGTCGGATTATTTACTCAGAAGTCCTAGATTGGTTAGAAGTTATGGCAGAGCGAGAGCTAACAGGTTGTAAGTAAGCAGTAAGAGTAATTTTTGATAATAGGGTTTTTAAAGGAGAAAACATGAGTAAATATTTAGAACTTCGCAAGATTGATGTTAGCAACCATATCGAGAAAAAGAATGGTCTGTCTTATCTATCATGGGCTTGGGCTGTAGACCAATTATTACAGCTAGACCCATCAGCCACATGGGAATACAAAGAGCCAGCTAAGTTTGGCGAAACCCTGATGGTATTCTGCACAGTTAATGCTTTTGGCAAGTCTATGACAGCACAGTTACCTGTTATGGACTATCGCAACAAAGCCATTCCTAATCCTGATGCTTTCGCTGTTAATACTGCTATGCAGAGAGCATTGGCTAAGGCGATTGCTTTGCATGGTATCGGTCTGTATATCTACGCAGGTGAGGATTTGCCACAGGATGAAGTAGATACAGTTTCATTAGAAGAAATGATTATCTTGTCTAAGGATATGGATGAGCTTAAAAAGAACTTTGCCTATGCCTATAAGGTCGCACAGAAAGACAAAGATGCTCTAGCTCGTATTAACAAAGCTAAAGAAGAAAGAAAGGTAGCCTTGCAATGAAACATTTAGACGATATTAATAGACCATATATTCCAGCAGCCAAGACAGATATTGCTGCTACATTAAAAAGACTTGGATTTGAGCCACCTAGTGAAAGCAAGTGGTTTCAAGAAAAGTGGGCAACTTATCGCAACCTAGCAGCACGAAACGAAAGGAAAATTAAATGATTGATTACGATAAAGATTACGCAAATGTATGGATTAACTTGCAAGCAGAAGTAAGAATGTTGCATAATTACTGTCTCAAAGGCGAGTGGAATACAGCAGAAAACTGCGCCAGAGAGTGTGCTAAATATGCGACCAACCTTGCAGACATTCTAAAAGAGATGCAAGATGTTGATGATTAGTTTTGTTTTACTACTAGGTGTTTTAATCGGATTAGGTTTAGTAGCTTTTATTTTATGGATAGGGAGTAGATAGTGGAACAAAGAACAGAAGAATGGTTTAAGGCAAGACTTGGCAAAGTTACAGCAAGCCGAGTCGCTGATGTCCTAGCAAAAACAAAGACAGGTGTTAGTGCTTCAAGAGCTAACTATTTAACAGAGCTAGTTGTTGAAAGATTAACAGGGCAGCAAGCCGAGCTTTATATGAACGATGCAATGCAATGGGGTACAGATACTGAACCTCAAGCTCGCATGGCTTATGAAGCTCACAAAAGCGTCTTGGTTGATGAAGTGGGGTTTATAGACCATTCGTCTATTGCAATGTTTGGGTGTTCTCCTGATGGTCTTGTAGGGGATGATGGGCTGATTGAGATTAAATGCCCAAACTCTAAGACAGCCATTGAGACTATCCTATCAGGCAAAGCGCCTAGTAAATATATACCTCAAATGCAAACACAAATGGCAGTAACAGGCAGAGCTTGGTGCGATTTTGTTTCATTTGACCCAAGACTTCCTGAAGATTTGCAGTTATTTGTTGTCCGAGTTAATCGAGACGATGAATATATTGCGAATCTTGAGAAAGAAGTGTCTGCTTTCTTGCAAGAAGTAGACGAAACAGTAACTAAACTAAAGGGTTTTAAAGATGGCAATAACTAAGGAACTTGTAGCAAAAGCTGGTACTTACACTAACAAACAGGGCGAAGAAAAGACTCGTTACCTCAAAATTGGTGTAAAGATGGAAACTGAAAAAGGCACTATGTATAAGTTTGAAAGCCTACCATTGAGTTTTGATGGTTGGGTTTATGAACGAGATATGCAAGAGAAAACTGCGACAAGCGCTGCAAAGCCAGTGGCAGAAGATTCTGATGTACCATTTTAATTAACAATGGGCGAAAGCGGATGCTATAGAGAAGTCAGATTATTCTGAACACGACCATTAATTAGCGGGTGGTAATAATGTAGGTTCGCACCCTAATATAGACGCAGCGAGTAGCCCTACCTTTAAGGAGAGTATGATGAAAAAACTTTTAATTGGATTATGGTTGGCAGCATCAGCAAGTTTGGTGTATGCTAATTGCACAACACACACCATTACATCAGGTGGTCGTATGGTGACTTGCACTACCTGTTGTTATGCAGGTGGAAATTGCACTACTACTTGTTTTTAGGTAGAATTACCGCATGAGTAAAGAATATTTTGCAAAGCTAAGAGCTAAAAGAAAAGAGCTTGGTCTTTGTTTGTCATGCGGTAAGCATCCTTCTCCTTGTGAGCCATGTAAAGAAAGAAATAGGCTCTATATGAGAAACAAGAGAGCTGGTATACCTGTAGAAGAAAAGCAAAAAAGTTGGAAAACAAAAAGAGACTATTATCTAAAGTATAAGTATGGAATAGATGTTGCTCAATATGATGAAATGCTAAAACAAAGCAATGGCTCATGTTGGATATGTGGCTCATCTAAACCAAAAGACAAATCTATAAGTAGATTAGTTGTAGACCATTGTCATAATACTAAAAAGGTAAGAGGAGTCCTTTGTTCAGCTTGTAATAAAGGTCTTGGTCTTTTTGAAGATTCTATAGATATACTAGAAAAAGCAATTCAATATTTAAAAAGATAATGGGCGAAAGCGAGTTCCCTTTAACCTTGTAATACAACTAACCTCGCAAGTAGCCCTTTTTTTCTGATAGGTTTATATGGCACTTAGTTTTAAAACAAATCAATCTTTACAAAGACTTCAGCAAATTATCTTATTGCTTAAGGAATCACCAAAGACTAGCAGACAGATTACAGAGATTATGAATCTACATGATGACATTTGTCGCTCTTATATGCGTTACTTACTCAAAGAGAAGCAGGTATATATCAAAGACTTTGTTGTAGAAAAGCACACTTGGTCTAGGGTCTACGCTTTGGGTAATGAACCATCTGTTAGCATGGAAGATTACAAGAACACACTCAGGGAAGAACAGATTAGAAAAAGAGCAGAAAGAGATAAGATTCGTTTTGCTCGTATGACTGAGCTAGGACTTCGCAGAGTAAAAGAAAGAAAGCCCAGAGCACCTAGAAAAGAAAAGCGCTATGTTGTAGGCAAATCTAAAAAAGTAACATCTGAAAATTTTGTAGACATTACCGCAGCTTGGTATGGGAGATAGCATGAAAACTTTTAATAAAATATTGGACTATGTTAAAGAAAATCTTATCGTCTTATTGGTCGTATTTGCTATTGGCAATATTGTTGGCACTGGTTCTAGTTATAACAACATCCAAACAGACTGCTCTGTAATGAAGCAATTTAGAGTAGGAACAAAAGTGTTTTATTGCGAGAAGCGATGAACTTCGAGAACCTTATTACTTTTTTTGGAGTGGATGGAATGATTTGTCATTTGTGCTATGCTAAAGAACGAGTAGAATACAAAACTTACTGTTTAGATACCAGACAGTTTAAAACCGAAGATGAAACTTATTTTGTCAGAAGAAAGCATAAATGCTCTAACTGCCAAGAGACTTTTTACACAATAGAGACTTTAGAAGATGATGGACTTTAATATGCCTGAGAGTGAATTACAAAAAATTAGAGAAGCAATCGAACACACCATGAAAAATTGGAAACCTGAACAGGATAAGAAAGAAGTAGAACAACCATTAGAAGGACAGAATCACTAAATGTGGAATATTAGGCTAGTCAAAGAAGATACCGATGAGGGAGTTTATTACTCTCTCAGAGAAGTTTTTTTTGATGTCGATGGTCTACCCTATGCTCATGGGCGAGCAGAAGCATCTAGCGATTCGTTAGATGAGCTACAGACCTATATTGATTGGATGCAAGAAGCTCTAGCCAACCCTATCTTGGAATATCCAAAAGACTTTACAGGGGATGTAAACAAGTGGGGCTAAATGGGTATAAATGGGCTGGTACGATTCTGTGTCTTTTAGGCATAGGATTGACTAGCCTAAATATATACCCTTTAAACCTCTTATTTGGGCTTACAGGCTCTTTTCTTTGGAC